ACGTGACTTTCCAAGCTCAATTGGATGGCCAAGTTACTCAAGCCGCTCTTGGCGCAAACACCTTCTTTGCTGCTGTTCAGTCTACTTCTACAGGTTCTACCCGTACAGGTAACTCTACTAGCGCCTTGGAGAGCACAGTTGTAACGACTGCCGCTGCGTTTAAGATCATCGGTTTCGCTTCACCATTGACTGATACTTATACTGAAGTGTTTGTTAAGTTCAATCCCGGCGCTTCCGCTTTCACTAACGCCGTTGGCATCTAAGGAGCTAAATCATGGCTATTTCACGCGCACAACTACTTAAAGAGTTGCTCCCCGGTCTGAATGCATTGTTTGGTCTTGAGTACGCACGCTACGGCGAAGAGCACAAAGAGATCTACGAAACAGAGACTTCTGAGCGTTCTTTTGAAGAAGAGACAAAACTGTCAGGCTTTGCTGCTGCACCAGTCAAAAACGAGGGCGCTGCCATCGCTTATGACAATGCACAGGAAGCATTCACTGCACGTTACACCCACGAAACCATTGCGATGGGCTTCTCCATCACAGAGGAAGCTGTGGAAGATAACTTGTATGACAGCTTGTCTTCACGTTATACCAAGGCTTTGGCCCGTGGTATGGCTTACACCAAGCAGGTTAAAGCCGCTTTTGTGTTGAACAACGCTTTCACAGGTGGCCCAACATACGGCGACGGTCAAGTGTTGTGCTCAACAGCACACCCCTTGGTTTCTGGTGGTACTAACAGTAACACTCCCGCTACTCCTTCCGACTTGAATGAGACTTCTCTTGAGAATGCCGTTATTCAGATTGCTGCTTGGACAGACGAGCGTGGTTTGCTGATTGCGGCCAAGCCTAGGAAGTTGATTGTTCCTCCTGCTTTGATGTTCGTGTCTACCCGTTTGCTTGAAACCGAACTCCGTGTTTCTACAGCCGACAATGACATTAACGCATTGAAGAATAACGGTTCAATCCCTGAAGGCTACACTGTTAACCACTACCTGACAGACACCAATGCTTGGTTCCTGTGTACAGATGTGCCTAACGGTTTGAAGCACTTTGTACGTACTCCCATGTCTACCGGCATGGACGGTGACTTTGATACCGGCAACGTCCGTTACAAAGCCCGTGAGCGTTACAGCTTCGGCGTATCTGATCCTTTGGGCATCTTCGGTTCACCCGGAGCCTAATAGGCATCAAAAAAAGAAAGGGGCTTCGGCCCCTTTTTTGTTGCATTGGTTTAAACACAGTGGTATAAACATGGTAATCCGGGCTTATCCGGTGCATTGAACAGTCCCGGCTGACGACATACAGATCAATGCACTTAACTTGTATGTAAGGACACATCATGGCAAATACCACGTTCAATGGCCCAGTGCGGTCGCAGAATGGCTTTCAAACCGTTTCAATCAGCCCAACTACAGGTGCAGTCACAGTCACTTCTACTCTTGGTGTTACTACCAGCGTGACCAATTTGACGGCCACCAATTTGGTTTTTACTGACCAAAATCACCCAACAACCGCTGCTATTAACGCAACGGCTACAGCCTCCGCAGCGGATGTTGCTACAGGCTACATCACTTCTACGTCAGCCGCCGCTACAACCATCACATTGCCTACAGGCACAGCCCTTGGCGCGGCTATTGGCGCAACTCGCGGTACTGTGTTGGAGTTGTACGTTGACAACACCGCTGGTGCAAACACAGTGACAATGGCCGTTGCAACCAACGGTATTTTGTCTAGCGCCGCCGCTGATACAGCAGGTAGTTTTGGTGACCTGACGATTGCCCATGGCGCAACCGGTATTGGCCGCTTCACCATCATGTTCTCTAGCGCAACAGCGTACGTGTTTACCCGTACTGCCTAATCAACCCAAGGGGCTTCGGCCCCTTTTTTAAAGGAGATTGATTATGATGCAAACAGACGTTAAATCGGGCCACCTTAACAACTCAGGTTTTGTTGTTTTGGGGCGAAACAGGCTCAAAGCTGTCTCTATGGTTGGTACAGCTACGGCTGGAACACTAGACATCTTTGATACCACTACAGCACCTGTTTCTGCCACGTATTCAAGAACTGCTGCGGTTATTACTGTTACCAAAGTAGCCCACGGTTTGGTTACTGGCAATGTAGTTGGTATTACCTTTGCAACAGCAAGCGGATCATCTGGCACAAATGGTAACTACACAATTACACGCACAGGCGCAGACACTTTTACAGTTACAGACATTAACTCTGGAACTATAGCTGGTGGCACAGTAGCAGCATACGCATCTTTGTGGCTTGCTAGTTACGATACTGGTGCGTCTGACTTGTTTGGTAATTTTGCTTTAATTCCCGGAGAAGGTATTCTGGCAAGAAATGGTATCTATTTGAGCATGAGTAACTTACTTTCTGCGAACATTTACTATGGCTAAGTCACCAGCATGGCAGAGGAAAGAGGGCAAATCCGAGAAGGGCGGCTTGAACGCCAAGGGTCGGGCCTCCGCGAAAGCGCAAGGCATGAACTTGAAACCTCCCCAGCCGGAAGGCGGCTCACGGCGCGACTCTTTCTGTGCAAGGATGAGTGGCATGAAGAAGAAGCTAACCTCCGCCAAGACAGCAAACGATCCAGATTCACGGATCAATAAAGCATTGAGGGCTTGGAATTGTTAGATCTAAACACCGCTTGGTCTGCCGTCCTGTCCTTAGTGATTGGATTGTTAGGCTATATGATGAATGAAAAGTTCAGGGAGCTGGCTCGTATCAGTATTCTGTTGAACAAAACACGCGAGGAGGTTGCCCGTGATAACGTTACTCAAGCAGAAGTGGATCGCATTACAAACCACATTGACCAACGCTTTAACAAGCTTGAAGCAAAGATTGACCAGCTTATTCAAGCGGGGCGATAATGCCAAGTAAGAGTAAAGCTCAACACAATTTCATGGCAGCGGTGGCCAATAACCCATCTTTTGCTAAGAAAGCAGGCGTTCCCACCTCTGTGGGAAAAGATTTTTCAGCGGCTGACAAAGGTCGTAAATTTTCTAAAGGTGGTGATATGAAAAAGATGAGCATGGGTGGATACGCATCAGGCGGTTTAAACATGGTCAACAAGGGCGGGAAAATGGTTCCTGACTTTGCTGCTGATGGCGTTGGCAAAATGAAAAAAGGCGGCATGGCTCATGAAGATGTCAAGATGGACAAAAAGATGATGCAGAAGGCTGTGAATAAACACGAAGGCCGTTTGCACAAAGGTCAGCCTATGACTAAGTTGGCTGCTGGCGGCGCATTCCGCAAATCAGCTAACGGGATTGCTACAAAAGGCAAAACCAAAGCAACAATGGTTAAGATGAACATGGGCGGCAAAGCCTGCTAAGGAGTAAATTATGGCTACTAAAAAACCAATGAAGAAGTTTAAACGCTACGATGAGGGCGGCTCTGTTGAAGAGGCAATGGCCAAGCAGCGTGGTTTAGACATATCCAACAAAGAAGCTCCTGTTGGTTTCTTTGAGCGTATCCGCGCAGGTAACATTGATCAGCCCGGTTCAGAAGCGTATAACCGCTTTGGCGCTGGTCGTGGCCGTGATCGCGGTGAATCGGTATCGGTTAATCAACCTATGCCATCCGCCCCTTCTATGCCTGCTGCGTCTTCACGTCCTCTGTCTGACGACATGTATTCAGACTATGGCCCAAGTGCTGGCCGTAGCTCTAGCGAAACCATCACGCCTACACGTCAGGTAATGAATAAGCCTACGTTACCTGCTAGACCGCCTGTTGCGTCTAAACCAAAACCCGAACAGGATCGGATTGGTATGCCTCAAACCCCCCAATACGCAGGCCCATTACGTGGTATGCGTAGTGATGCTGGCACAAGCCCTCCTATTGCTACACATGGCGGCCCGCGTGATGAAGAGAAGTTACTAAAGCCAGCCAAGCCCAGCATGGACACAAAGACCATGAATGAGAATGCCAAAAAAGCCATGGCTGACGACCCAAGTTCTTTGATGGGCATGGCTGGCGCAGGTGCAGCAGCTTTGTTTGGTGCAAGCAAATTAGGAAAGCTGTTTAAGGGTGCAAAGAAGGCAGCCGGGGCTGGCAGAGATTTGGTAGTCTCGTCGCCCAAAGGCTCTGCTATGGGTAAGGCTGATGACGCAAAGGCAGCTAAAGCCTACGACAAGCTTAAAAAGAGCAAGTTTACCAAGGGCGACGACGTAACCGATGTCACCGCCAAAAAACGCGGTGGTGCAGTAAAGAAATATGCCTCCGGTGGAATGGTTTCATCTGCGTCTAGACGTGCTGACGGTATTGCCACTAAAGGCAAGACACGCGGCAAAATGTGCTAAGGAAATACCATGAAACGTAGACTCGACGATAAACCAAATTCTGGTGGCGGGGGTGGATACAACATCCCACAATACACTGGTAAAAAAGCTGACAATACTATGAGCAATATTGCTGCTGGCATGGGTATTCCAGCCGGTATTGCTTTAGTTGCAAGCCGAGTTGGAGAGGGTGACCGCAATGCTGCCCAACGTGAAAAGGCTGCTGATGCTAAACGTGAGTCTGACGCTGAAATGAAGCGTGAGTCTCGTGGCGTTGCCAAGCCCGCTAACTTTGATGCTATGGAAGAATCTAAGCGCGATGCTCAAGATGCCAGAGATCGTAAAAAGATTAGCGAGATGGGTTACAAGAGCGGTGGCAAGGTAAGCTCTGCGTCTAGCCGTGCTGATGGTTGCGCTACAAAAGGCAAAACTAAAGGCACTATGATCACCATGAAAAATGGTGGGATGTGCTGATATGTTAGCCAGCCGTGGAATGGGAGCCATCTCCCCCAGTAAGATGCCCAAAGGCAAGCGTAAAGCTCGTCGGGATGATACTGACTTCACGCAATACGCCGAAGGCGGTAAAGTAAACGCGGCTGGTAATTACACAAAGCCTAGTCTTCGCAAGAGGATTGTGTCCCAAGTCAAAGCCGCAGCAACGCATGGTACTGGCGCAGGTCAGTGGTCAGCACGGAAAGCACAGCTTGTCGCTAAAAAATACAAGGCGGCAGGTGGGGGGTATAGAGATTGAAAGCACCACAGCAATCCCTCAAAGAATGGGGCGACCAGAAATGGCGCACCAAGAGCGGAAAGCCGTCAAGTAAAACAGGTGAGAGATATTTGCCAGAGAAGGCAATTAAATCATTGTCACCACAAGAATATGCGGCTACAACCAAGGCCAAGCGTGCTGGTAAAGCCGCTGGCAAACAGTTTGTAGCCCAACCCAAAGCAATAGCAAAGAAAACGGCAGGATTTAGATGACCACTACCGGATCAACGCTTTTCAATATGGATTTCACGGAGATTGCCGAGGAAGCATGGGAGCGTGCGGGTCGGGAGATGCGTTCAGGTTATGACTTGCGTACAGCACGCAGATCAATGAACCTCATGACCATAGAGTGGCAGAACCGTGGTATTAACATGTGGACGATGGAGCAGGGGTTCATTAACCTAACTCCGGGTCTGGCTACCTACGCCCTGCCTACAGACACAATTGATCTGTTGGAGCAGGTTATCCGTACAGGGCAGAACTCATCCTCCACGCAGGCTGACCTCACAATTACACGTATTAGTGTTTCTACTTATGCGACCATTCCGAACAAACTACAACAAGCCCGTCCCATCCAAGTCTGGGTTCAAAGACTTTCTGGACAAGTTAACCCAACCGATGCGGTCTTGGTTGGAGCCATCACCGCCACGGACACAACGCTCACGCTTAACACGGTGGTTGGGTTAGCAGGATCTGGCTTTCTACGTTTAAACAGTGAAGACATCTACTATGGCTACATATCAGGGAATACCCTTGGTGGTGTATTCCGTGGTCAGAACAATACAACAGCCGCTGCTCAGGCAGATGGCACGGCAGTCTTTGTTCCTCAGCTTCCTGCTGTCACTGTCTGGCCAACACCTGATAACAGCACGTCCTACCAGTTTGTTTACTGGAGACTTCGCCGGGTTCAGGATGCTGGCGCGGGTGCTGAGACAGCAGACATGAATTTCCGCTTCCTGCCATGTGTAGTGGCTGGTCTGGCGTACCACATTGCCATGAAAGTGCCTGAGTTGATGCCCCGCCTTGAGATGCTTAAGGCTGCATATAACGAGCAGTTTGATCTAGCAGCCGGTGAAGACAGAGAGAAAGCGGCCATCCGCTTTGTGCCCCGTCAGATGTTCATTGGTGGGAGTATGTAATGGGTAACCGATTTGCATCCGGCAAGATAGCGATTGCTGAGTGTGATCGGTGCGGCCAGCAGTACAAGTTAAAGAAGCTTAAGACTGAAGTCATTAAGCAACGTCAGTATCAGTTGTTGGTGTGC